CCATAGCCGCCTATATCCGCCACCTGCAGGAGGAGAACCTGCAGACGGATATAACCTGGGCTGATGCCGCGCTCGTGGAGGCCGACGCCGCCATGAGCGAAGAGGGGCGCAAGCTGACGGAGGACGAATGGGAGGAAGTCGGCGAGATATTCCAGTCCTTCATATCCTCGCATATGTTCGACCCGTCCTGCATCGCCGAGGTAGAGAAGCGGGAAGAGATACCCTTGGACGGGCTGACCCTTTGGGCCGTCATCGACCTGCTGGAAGTAGAGGACGGGCAGGCTAAGCTATGGGACTGGAAATCGTCCTGGAAGGTCCTCTCGCAAGCAGAAGTTGCCAGGGACTTCCAGCTCCGGGTCTACGCCTGGGCCGTCCATAAGCTCTACGGCTATGACGAGGTCCGCTGTGCCCTGGACTTCGTGCGGCATGGGGCGATCAGGGAAGTCGTGATCGGCCCGGAGGAGATAGCCGCGACCGAGGAACGCATACTCAAAGCGATAGCAGCCATCGAGGCCGAGACCGACTGGGCTCCCACGCCCGGCTCACACTGCTCCTGGTGCCCCTGGTCGAGCGAATGCCCGCTGATGGAGGGGGAGGACCCGGAGGAACTGGCCGGGCGCATCCTGGTTTTGGAAGAACAGCTCCGGGAGGCGCAGGCGAAGCTGAAAGCCTACTGTGTGGAACACGGGCCGGTCGTGGTGGGAGGCGAGACGTTCGGCTACCTGCCTCCGAAGGACGGCGGCTATACCGTCACCGACAAGCCCGCCTTTGCCGCGGCCCTGGATTCCCACGGCCTGGACCCCTGGGACTACTTCAACGTCTCGAGCACGAAACTCAAGAGCATCAGGACGGCGAAGAAGTGGCGGCACGTCCTGGCCGACGTGGAGCCGCTACTTGAGCAGGATATATCAACCAAGTTTACGCATAGGAAAGTGGGTGAGTGACCATGCCGGTTGAATGTATCTGCCCCGTTTGCCTTAAGCCCTTTAGCGTGCCGCCATCACGGCTTAAGGGCGTTAAGACGATCGTTTGCTCAAAGGACTGCTACAACACAATGTTTAGCAAGAAGGTTCTCTGTCGGTGCCTTTTTTGTGGCAAGGAATTCACGCTGCCGCCAGCCCGGATCAGATCTGGTGGTGGTAAATATTGCTCGAATATATGCAAACATGCTGACCGCACGACAAGCGCCGAGAAGCGCTGTGAGGTTTGCGGCGAACCAATAAAAGTCAACCCGAGCAGGCCCCAGAAGAGATTTTGCTCTTATGCCTGCCGGGGCAAGGCGATGAGGGGCGAAGCCCACCCCCAATACAAGCAGGAGAAGATCTCAACTTATGGATATATCTACGACAGAAAGGCCAGTGAATATTGGTTCGAACACCGCAAAATAGCAGAACAAATCATGGGTAGAAAGCTGGAGAGCGGGGAAATTATACACCATATTGACGGCGATCGAAGAAATAACTGCGTCGAAAACTTGATGTATTTTCCCACGATCTCAGCCCACCTATTGTTTCATTCCGGGAAGGGTGAACCCGGAATACCCTTAAAGGAGATGATGCAACATGAAGATCGACAGCTTGCACTTACAGGAATTTAGAAATCACGAAGCAACGGAGATAATATTTGCCCCCCTTACGGTCATAAAGGGCAACAACGCGGCAGGCAAGACGTCCATCCGTCACGCCATCGAAGTAGCACTCACCGGCCGCGCCGAGTTCACCGATAAGGGTGGGCGCGGCCTTTCCGATGCCGTCCGGGTAGGGGCGAAAAAGGCGCTGGTGTCGATTGCCATCGACCAGGGGGAGGTCGTCCGCACGGTCTCCCCCACCGGCACCTCCCTGCAAATTGCCGACTGGACCGGCACGGCTACGGCTCAACAGGACTTGCTATATCAGAAGCTCGGGGCCGACGCCGATCTCATCTCTGCCCTTCTGAACGTCGGCAGCTTTATCAGCCTGCCCCCGAAGGAGCAGAAGCAGATGCTCTTTCAGATCGCCCGCCCGGAGATCTCCGCGGGGCAGCTCATGTCTGCCGTGAACGACTGGGCCGAGAAGCAGAGCGCAGGCAACCTCCTGGACGAGCTGCGCGGGATGATCCAGCTCCCCGAGATGGTCGGGGTCGACTGGCTGGACCAGGCGTATAAGCTGATCTTCGAGGCCCGTAAGGACGCGAAGAAGGTCGCTGGCCAGCTGGCCGGGAGAGTGGAGGGGATGACCGTGTCCCAGGACCTGCCCCCCCTGGCCCAGCTGCCCGAGCTGGAGCGCCAGATCGCTACCCTGGAGGCCGAGCGGGAGAAGCTCAGGGAGAAGGTGGCCGCGGTGGAGGCTGCGGAGACCCGGCGCGTACACCTGGCCGAGCGGGAAGAGGCTATCCGCAACAGCATCGAAGCCCTGAGCCTGCCCGTGGAGGACAGCGGGGAAGATCCGGAGAAGCTGAAGGCCGCCCTGGAGGCCCTGGCCGTGAAGCTGGATGAGGCCAGGCAGGCGAGCTATGAGGCCCAGGGGGAGCTAAGGGCGCTGGACGATGCCCTGCCGAAGATCAAGGGGGCTAAGGGCGATTGCCCCCTGGCCCCTGGGGTGGTCTCCTGCCCCATGTCCGCCGATGACCGCAAGGCTCTGGTGAAGGATATCAATGCTCGGCGCAAGAAGGCAGTGGCCACCCACGAGAAAGCCATGAAGGATGCGGCTGCCATCGAAACCGAGAAAAAGGAACTGGCCGAGCGCATATGGGCGGCCGAACAGGCAGAGAAAAACGCTGAGCGCCTCGAGACGATGGAGAAGGAGCTCGAGACCGTCCAGGCCGAGCTCGCTACCCTGCCCGAGCCCATTGGTATTGACCTGGCTAGGCAGGAGATCTCCACCCTGGACGAGCGGATCCGTAACGGGCACGAGATGGCGGCCCGCATGAAGATGGCCGCCCAGGCCCAGGAGCGGGCCGAGAAGGCCGCGGCCGAAGCGATAGAGGCAACCGCCCGCGCAAACCGCCTGGAGCATCTGGTGACCCTGTTCGGTCCCACCGGGATAAAACAACACCTGCTGACCCGTACCATGGGGGCCGTGATTACGAGGGCCGCGGAAAACCTATCCTTAATCACCGGGGGCATGTATGAGCTGGACGCGGAGGCTGACCCCGACTTCCACCTTGTCGTCAACGGCAATATCGAGCTGAGGCAGCTGAGTACGTCTGAGCGCATGCGCGTGGGGATAGCCTGCGCGGAGGCCCTGGCGCATGCAAGCGGGCTGAGGCTGCTGGTGATAGATGACCTGGAGATCCTCGACGTGGGCAACCGCGGCCTGCTGAGCGAATGGCTGCGAACGAGGATGGCTGACCACGACACCATCATCGTGCTCTCCACGGCGGAGGAGGCCCAGGACCCCGGGGTTGAGGGGGTAGCAACCTATTGGGTTGACGGCGGCAAGGTGGAGAGACGGGGGGCGCTGGTCGATGCCTGAGTGGATGGTGGGGATCAACATGGCCTGGTTCACCCTGCCTATCCTCATCGGCTGTGTCTGCGTCATAGCCGTGCTGGCCTACAAGGACTGGCGGGAGGGGAGGCAGGGGTGAAACCAGTCCTTCGCTACCCTGGCTCAAAGTGGTCCATGGCCGGATGGATTGTTGACCACATGCCGCCGCACAAACATTACCTTGAGCCATACTTCGGCTCTGGAGCCGTGTTTTTCAGCAAGCCCCGCTCGAAGGTGGAGACGATAAACGACATCAACGGCGATGTCGTCAACCTCTTTAGTGTCCTGCGGACAAGGCCGGAGGAGCTGGCGGCGGCCATATATATGACGCCTTGGGCCCGGGCCGAATATTACGAGAGCTATAACCGGACAGGTGACCCCTTCGAGGACGCCAGGCGTTTCCTCGTCCGCTGCTGGCAGGCTTATGGTGCACGGATAAATTGGCGGTCAGGCTGGAAGAACCAAGTAGCAGGTTCAGCGGGCAAGGTAGTAACTGCCGTATGGCAGGATCTCCCCGCTCGGATCCTCAGCGTGGCCGAAAGATTGCGGGGGGTGCAGATCGAACAAGTCCCGGCCCTGGAGCTTATAACCCGCTGCAGAAACGAGAATGTGTTGATCTACGCCGACCCCCCTTATCTGGGTTGGTCCAAGAGGGGGCTCTACTCGGAAGGCATGGAAGAGGCTGAACACCTGGATCTCCTCAAGGCACTGAAGCGCCACCCCGGGCCCGTGATACTCTCGGGGTATTTTACGGATCTATATCACGAGGAATTGGATGGCTGGATCCGGAGAGATAAAAAAGCCATGGCCGAGGGCGGCAGGGCCCGGGAGGAATGTATTTGGATAAACCCGGTGGCCGCTGAGGCCCTGGAAGGATGCTTGTTTGTGGAGGCGCCATGACCCACTGCAACCCCGCCGAGCAACAGCTTATCCGCATACTCAAGAGCCGCAAGACGGCTCTCTCCGGGCCGGAGCTGGCGGCCATGCTCGCAACCAGCGACCGGCAGGTGCGGGCGATGAATGGCTTGGGTATCCCTGCCAGCTCGATATGGAGGTGATCGCGTGACCTGCCCCCTATGCGGAACCGACCTCGAAGTACACCGCAAGGACTACAGCACCCCCTACTACTGGTGTCCCGAATGTATGAAGCGGTGGGGCGAGGTGGAGTATGACGGGCCAGATACGGTGGAGGAAAAGGAGGGGTTGAGGTGACGGATTCTAAACTACGGCAAGCGTTCATCGACAAGGGCATAGAACTGCTGCAATCGGGCAAGGCTGAAACCGAATATATTCTTATCCTGGTTGGCCCTGGTCACCTTACCCTCGCCGCGCACGATAGGAATTTTAAGGTGTTGGATACTCTGAAGGCGCTAGTTGAAGACTTCGAGGAACCCGACCAGCTGGGCCTAGAGGAAGCCAGGGGTAACAAATGACCACTTATGCATTTGTAATGCACATATCCAGGGAGGAACCATGCGACTCATCAAGCGTATCCTGACCACCCTGTTGGGATGGTACTTGGGGAAGGAGGAGTGATGGAAGATCACAGGGAAAAAGACAAGCGTGTTGAGGAAGATGCGATGAGGAGGTTTTTTTCAAGCCAACCGACAGGTTTTATCTGCCCCATTCTCAACGGCCCATGTAGCACGATGACAGAGGCAGAGGAAATTGAAGCTGAACTGCATACCCGCATCAAGGAACTCGAAGCCCAACTCAAGGCAGCGGAGGCGAGGGTGAAGGAGCTGGAGCAGGGCTTTAGGGAAGTCTTGGTATGTGCCCGTAACATCTCGGAGGGGTATTACGAAGACGCCGCATTATTGGGGAGAATAGCCCGCTCATTTGTGGGGGCACACAAAACATGCACGCAACATAAACACGGCAGGTAGATATGGCTAAAACTATTAGCGATAACGGCAGGAGGTGTAAAGGGTGATTGGACTTGAGAACGCTAAGCGGTTGAAGGAGTTGGGGGTGGAATTTGAAGCACCCGCCTATTTACGATACTTGCACGCCTACACCCTCACGAATGTTTTTATCCCCAAGTCCTTGCGGGAGGATAGATATTGGTGGATTCCCACCCTCTCCCAGCTACTTGAGGAGATCGAGGAGCGGGGGTGGTTTTGG